GAAGAACTCCATAGATTTTTTACCCAGAGACCTCACATATCCTTCAATTGGATTTTTCTTCACACTATCTTGTAATCTTATAATTACAGATGACGCTAAGTTTTCCAATAAATATCTTTCACCCTGCTCTATATGTGCTAAAGCATTATTAGTGGCTTGTGCCGCCATTTTTGCTGTAGTTGTTAAAGCCCTTGCGTCTGGAGTTGAACCATCAGTGAATTCATTAAGACCAGTAATCTGTCTAATCATTTCAATGTTGTTCTGGATTACTTGGTAATACGTCATAGCGTCCCTACCTAATCCGTTCTCCAATTCTTCTATTGGCTTATAGTTTGTTGCCTTACCACCAATATCATTCTTTCTATAAACTAACGTACCTGTCTTGTTAAACAAGTCAATTACATCCATTGGTTTCATTTGTTGACCACCTGCTCCTAAAGGAATATCCTCTAATGCACCTAGTTCAATCATGATCCCTTTAGGTCTTGCCTGATTAATTGTATTCTGAAGTCTATACCATGATATCTGTATCTGATCCGCAATAGGTATTAGTTGTTCCATTATTCCTAATGGCTTCATATTATGAAAATCTGGGGCAAATATGTGATAAGAAAGGTCTGTGTCCATTAACTTAGACTTAACCCTTTTCATATCATTACATAAACCATAATCAAAACAATATTCTGAGTCAACAATCCATGATATTTTGTATACCGTTTTGTATGAAGACCTTACGTATTTATTTTTTCTTTTGTTTTGGCTATTATATCCTGCTCTACCAAATCTTTTATTTCCTCTTCTATCTGTTCTAGATTCATGTACCATTTGATCAACAGAAAAGAACTCCATCTCCAACACAAGTATTTTACTGTCATCGTAATCCTTGGAAAATGCATTATTGGATGTATTCATCCTTGTAGCACTTTTTCTTCCTGAAAACCTCTCGGCAATATCTTGATATTCTTTTTCGTCAAATTGACTACCTGCTCTTTGTTTTAAATCAGAAATAGACATCTCCGTAACCTCACCAATATGTATCTTGTCAGTAAAATCTCTTTTATTACAATGAGACACTAATAACTTAGCCGGATTTACTACTCTAATTTTAACAGAACCATTACTGTCTATATATTCTTTATATCCCGCAACACCGAAATCAAATAAATATTCCATTATTTGCTTACGCTTTTCATCCATTCCATTTGTATGAAACACAAGGTCAATACCTTGCTCCATTTCAATAGAGGCATTATGCTTAAAAGTGTAATTCATGTGCATCTCTAATTCCTCATCATCAACAGGGTCTTTTGGAGATTTTTTTAACGCACTAAACTCCTCCATTCCTGGAACAGTTTTAGAAAGAGATTTTCTTAAATCCATTTTTGCTTTAGTACGCTTATAGTAATCCTCTATATCTGCTTGTGCTATAGCATCAATTGGAGTAGCGGTAATATTGTATTCTGTCTTGTTTAATTTACCAAGTGCAATTCTTCTGAATTTTGGAACGATAGGAAGTACAGACCAGTCAATAGCAATCCAACTTTCATTGTCTGCCTCATCAACGTTCATTAATTGTTTGTACTTGTTTACTGACTGATTTCCTTGTGCATAATCCTTAATCTTAGGATAACTCCCACGATTATTATTAAATGATTGTGTGCCATGATTTGTATAATCAGACCATGCTGCTTTTGCATATGACAAACACCAAGACTTACCCTTTTGACTAGGGTCTAAGTTATGGTTTGGATAGTTTGCTTTACTCTCGTTTTTTATCATCCGACCTTGAACTTTTTAAACATTGTTTTTGCTTCCACTAGATTTCCTTTTGCGTGAAAATTCCTTAATAGAATATTTTTATCTGCTATAAGAGTGTACCCTGCTGCCATTGCCGCATCAAATTTTGTTGTTTTACTTATATCAAACTCTAACCAGTCTTTTAACAATTCTGGAAAGCAAACTCTTTCTATATTATTTTCTATATATTCTTCTGTTACCTCTGCTATTTGTTGATGTGTTCTCACAGATCCACTCATACCAGGTTTCGCACTACCAGGTAAAAACATTAAAAAAGAAGCATAACCTCTATCTTCAAAGTAATTTTTAATACCAATCTTATTGTCTTCAAAAAGAAGTTGACAAGAATAATAGTGACAGCACTTTAAAACATCTTCGTAAAATTGTCTTGCGGTACTTGGTCGGTAAATGTATTCAACTATAAACGAACTGTCATAAAAATTTGATACTGAGTTGTGCTTCTTGTATACATAGAATGCTCCGTTAGATCTCCTCTGATCTACTGTACTATCATGATCATATGGATCACATCCAATAATAAACTCATTCTTCCTAGTAGGCATATAATTTTTACCTCTTTTTTGGACAATATTTGCATCCTTTGAGTCATCAAATAAATAGGTTACATTGAATCTACCGTTAGCCATAGGCTTAAATTCTACATATCCAGTTTCCCTATCTCCAACCCACTCAAAATTTCCTTTAGTGTATAAATTATCATTCCATGATATTCGATCAATTTGATCGTTTAACTTCATTGCATTAAATAAAGATCTCTCCCCATCTATTCTAAAAGCCTCTTCAATCGTAAATGGATTCCTTCTAATAATACTAGACAGAGCACGATCATCATTGATAAGATTTGCACGTTCAGCCAGATAATAGTCCTTAGCACGTTCTTCATCTGCATGACCATATTTGTCAAAGTATAAGGTCTTATATGAGGGAGTAAAGAATCGAAATAATCCACTGGGAGTTCTACCATGAACATTTCTACTTCCCTGGTCACTGTTATCCCAAAGTTTTTTAAACGACTCACCACCTGATTCCATTTCCTCAACAGTGGTTGTGTAAAGTAATTTTCCAATGTACTCACCATCCAATTCCGAACAGAAACGTACAACATTATGCCTTTCCCAGACATCCACTTCCATAGTTTTTCCAACCTCGTCACCAAGGTATCTGTGTAATTTTGTTCCATCATATCCATATTTTTCTGAACTCTTCCAATCTATTTGGCTTTCGAGTTCTGGTTTACCTAAATCTTCTAACGACTTCTTTCCTCTTTTTGTAGTTCTATAAAATCTTAATTCCGATGTTGGGGTGACCCCTTTAGACTGATCATATACTGGCCTAAAGAAATCTGGTAGTTTTTTAAAAGGCCCTACAATAGACTTTGCAAATACATTGTTTTTAGCATCACTTGCTGTTTTAGACTGTATACCACCATTCTTGTTTTTAGATCTTGATATCAGATCAAACATAAACACACCGGCTCTTACTGTTTTTCCCTGCCTACGCTTAGTTAATTCTATCATTCCTAACGAATTAGGATCATCTATGGTGGCCTGTAAAAAATAAAAATACTCCTGATCTACTATTCTGAAATTAGGATATCCTATATCTATTTTCCACCAATTTAAAAAAAGGTAATGCATACCGGTTAAGTACTCAGCCTTTCCGTTATTCATAAACCAAACTCCATTTAACCTTCTATCCCATTCTTGGGATCTAAAGTTCTCCAACTCCACATCAAAAAAATCTTTATCCTCTGCTTGACGCAATAATTCTGCGTTTCTTTTATATGTATAGTTTTCAGGCAACTCAGTTCTTATCCAAACCTGATCTGCCTTTACAGAAGAACTAGTTATAATAGGTCTTTTCTCTTCTTCTTGAGAAATTACATTAAACACCTTTCCTTTTGGTGGCAATGTAAAGTCTACTCCTTGAATGTTTACTATCATAAATTAGCAATGAATTCTGGTGTTAACCTTTTATCTGCTTTTATTGTCTTCAACAACTCCTGGTCTTCACCATAAAGTTTTTGATAATACGCATCTAACCTGTCATTGATGGTATTTAAATCATCCATGATTTTAGATTTTATCTGTAACGCTTGTAATATATCTTTATCTCGGTCACCCTCTACTGGGCTTAATAGTTTTTTCTGATACTCAAAAAACGTCTGCTCATTGGATACTATCATT